CTAAGGCTTCTAAATATATTATTACATGGGCTAAGGTTCATACATATGTAAGGAAGAAAGGACCGGCCAGAATAGAACTGACGGAATCAGAGAAAGAGATTCAAAAGACACTGGAGAAATCAATAACAAAAGAAGCAATTGACGAGTGGGGGCATAATGAGATGATGCGTCAAGTGCGAAAAGACTATTGGAGTAACCCAAATGCCAAAGGGCTCAAAGACATCAGGTAAACAAGGACTTACACCTCGTCAATTGGAGGTGTATAAGCTTATCAAGGATTATATTGAGGCGAATAACTTTGCCCCGTCGTATGAAGAGATAAAACAGCTTATGGGCTCGAGGTCCAAGGCCCATGTGCACGCATTTGTGCACCAATTGATCAACAGAGGATGGATAGGAAGAGGAAATGGCAGGAATCGGTCAATTTTTATTTTGTAATGTGGCGTCTATAGTGATATATTTGCTCAAATGTTTTTTTTATTTTCGTACCGGGATCAAAAGTGGTGCCACAGTGACACATTTGATGATTAATTCTTATATATCAACGCTTTATTATGTGGCACCTATGTGTCACTACTCTAGACAACGCAAGGCACTTTTTTGTTTTTTAGAAAATAAAAAGAGTAAAAATATAACTATACCAGGGGCTTACGGATGGTAGACAAGAGAATAAGAGGTGCCACAAGTGGTGCCACAAATATGGCAAAAAAGTATCCAATTCGTGCGGATGGATTAACTGATAAGCAACAGATATTTGTCAAGATATTTTCTGAGAATGAGGGTAGATTGACACCAACAGAGTGTGCAAGACAGGCTGGATATTCTGAGGCTTCGGCTAATGTAACTGCTTCACAATTATTGAATGGTAAAAGATACCCAAAGGTTGTAGAAGCTGTTATCAAGCGAAGAGCTGAGATTGAAAAGACACACGAGGTTAAATTAAATAAGCATGTACAGGAGTTGGCTCGATTGCGTGAAAAGTCTTTGTCTGAGAAGTCTTATTCTGCTGCTGTTAATGCTGAGCGGTTGCGTGGGCAAGCTGCCGGATTGTACATTGACCGTAAAGAAATCAGGACAGGAAGTATCGACTCTATGTCTCGTGAGGACGTTTTAAAACAATTAAAGGAGTTAGGATTAACAGGTGAATTTAAAAAAGAAAATAATAAAACTGTCTTATCAGTCGAAAAGAAATCCGATAGCGAAAGACTTAAAGACATCACCAAAGTATCAACAGAGGATAATAAAAGACAAGACAAAGTATGACCGTAAAGCCGGAAACAAACTTTTGGAAGAGTTTAAAGACGTTATTAGACGATGGTGAGTATATTGTTTCACGTCTTGAAAGTTATGTTACTCCAGGATTCCCAGACTGTTTGATTTATCATAGGGATACAGGATTTTTTACAATTGAATTAAAGATAGCGCAGCCTAATAATAGAATAACATTATCACCATTCCAAATTGCCTGGAATATGAAGCATGCGATGATAGGAGCACAGTCTTACATCCTAGTTAAGCTACCAGATAAAGAGGAGGTCAAATTGTTTCATGGATGCAAAACCAAGGACCTGGGCCATATGACCGTGGACCAAGTGCCTGGGTTATACACAGGAAGACTCATGAACCTCGACCTGCGACAATTTGTCGCACCAACCGTGCATTAAAACTCCAAACTCCGAAACTCCCGTCAATGTGGCATTTTGTCACAGGGCCGAGGACCCAGCTGCTGGGCGCCCGGCGCGCGATCCCGTTAACTCCAAACTCCGATGGCGGAAAACCGCCATAAATTACCACGCATCCTGACTGGATGACCAGGGGCCCGGGCTGCAGGGTGAGATGCAAACTCCAAACTCCGCAGATCTCCGCCATTTTTTCGTGAAGCGTGCAGCTCGCCTTCACGCACCGGGCGCGCCGGGCATTCCTGTTTTCGTACCAATCAGGTAGATGTCCAAGTTCCGTGAAGCTCGGAAAATAATTTGAAAGAGTTGTTGCATTGTGGATAAGTTTATGCTATAATACAGTTAGAAATAGAGTGGGAAAGGGAAACCGTGTAATGAAGCTAGCGACAAGCCTGCTTTATTTCTAGAAATAGATTGGAGTATATATGGATAAAGACTTAATACATGTATTGGAAAAGATTGCCAATAGCTTGGAAGAGAGCAATGATATATTAAATAGGATTGCGAATCATTATGATGGGGTTGTTCCCGTAATGACACGCAATGCGAAACGTGTGGAAGAGGCACATAATGAGGTAGAGGATAATAGAAGTGATTTAGATAAATCTTGGGGTATTGGCTTGTCCAATATAATGAAGCCACAAGAGAACTAACTTACAAACTCCAAACTCCAGCGACCAAGTGTCGCTGGGGATAACCTGTGGATAACTTTCCCGGGCGCCCGCTGGTGCCGGGCAGCTAACTGTCAAGTCGCAAACTCCAAACTCCGGTTTTCCGCCATTTTTTGTGGGGGATATGTCAGTGGTCAGTCTTCCAGCGCCCGGCGCGCGATCCCGTTAACGCTTCACGGAGAATGGCAGAAGTCTGCGATATTTATTTCGCCCGGGCTCTTGACAGCTGCCTGGACAGGTATTATATTAGAAGGTGAAGCTCCTAAACTCCTGGATTTCTGCGAAGATCTCGACTGGGAGGAAGGACGCATCTCCTGCTGCTGGGATCACGGCAGCTTCAGGGTCTAAGAAAGGAGAAGAATGGATTACTTCATGTTTATATTGCCACTGAAATTGGCCCTAATAGTGTACATTGGCTACGTTCTCTTTCACTAACTCCAAACTCCGAACTCCAAACCCTTGCAAATCAAGGACCTTGAGGCGTGGAGCTGGGACGCACCGGGCGCGCCGGGCGTTGGAGTTCTTCACGGAGATAAGTCTTGGGAAAAGTTATCCACAAGATTGTTGAATTAGCTATTGCTTTGGATTTGGATTCGTAGTATTATGTTATTAGAAATAGAGATTCTGAATCCGATTCGAAGTGCTTTAGCCGTCTTTATTTCTCGTTTTGCGGAACAGTTAAGAAACTGACCTAGAGGCGATACATAGTATCCTCCCTCGATAGTGAAGCAATCGGTCAACGCCGACCACTATAAAGAGCAAAAGAATTGGGTGAACACTCCGAGTTAATGACTGTTAGAAACCCAAGGGGCAAGATAAACGGAGTTATTCGGCTCTTGCCCCACTAACTCCAAACTCCAAACTCCAGCAAGTTGTCCACAGAGTTATCCACAGCCCAGGTTGTTACCAGGGCGCCCGGTGCGTCCCACAACTCCAGTTCCAAACTCCTTGCTTTTCCGCCATTTTATCATTGATGATGTCCAGCCCGGGCAGCAGGTGAAGGGCTTCAGGAACGCCTGTCATTTGGGCATAAAAAAAGGGCGAACTTTCGTTCGCCCTTTAATCGACTCAATGGGAGTCTATATCATTGAGTCAAACCCATACGTTTTAGTATGTATCCAACATCACTTTGAATATGCTGTATTAATTCTTTTCCCTCATCATTTTGAACAGCCCATTCAACTATTGAATTGCAAAGAACACCAGAAATAAGTTTCCAATCTGGAGATTTTCCTTCTGGAACTTTGGCAATCAATGACTCTAAATCACCAACTGCTTTTTGTGATTTAGAATATTCCACCACCTCTCTTATGAGAGGTGATATATCTACATTATTAATAGTAACTAATTCATTCTTTTTTGTCATACTTCGACTCCATTTATTTTGATGACTGTTGCAGGATTGATATTAACCCAACGTCTATGTTGAGGCAATAAACCATTACCAACCCTAAATGCTAGAACATAATCATTATGTTCTCTTATGCTTTCTCTAGTTTGTTCGTTGGTAAATCTAAAAGCATTAGTACCAAGTATGCCTCGTTTAACTTTGGCAACTTGTCCATTGTTCTTAGTCCACTCACAACTGAAGAAACCAGACTTGACTCTATTCTTAAATTCTTCTTTGGTCACAATTAGACTCCTTTCTATTTCTAGGTATGATATTACTATGTATTGATATTTAATACAACAGTTAGTTGCAATTAGTTGTGGATAACCTGTGGATAACTTCGCCCGGGCTATAGTAGTGTTGCAAGAATACAACACAAGATGTAGGGGTGCGACAAAATGTCGCAGGCGCCCGGGCTCACTACGTTCGCGCCCGCTATGTCCGCCAGCTCCCGACACTCAAGCTCCGACCCCCATCCCCCCCTTTTTCGATAAGCATGCTTTATATTTTCTTGAACAAGGATTGAGAGTGACAATCCTGTGTAAAAACGTTATAATTGGAGTCTCAAAAAAATTTTTAAAAAATGGAAAATGTTTCTACCTTAGAATCCCTAGATACAAATACGCTCAAACTACTTTTAAGGAATGAGCTTGCCAGGAAACAGGAAGCATCCCAAAAGGATTTTCTTACTTTTGTTAAGCATGTTTGGCCTGATTTTATTGAAGGAAAGCACCATAAGATCTATGCTGAAAAACTGAATCGTATTGCAAACGGCGAGTTGAAGCGATTGATTGTCAATATGCCACCAAGGCACACGAAGTCAGAATTTGCCTCCCATCTCTTTCCGGCGTTCTTCATGGGCCGTCATCCAAAGGCCAAGCTTATTCAGACAACGCACACAGGAGAATTGGCAATTCGCTTTGGACGTAAGGCGAAGAATATGATAGAGTCAACGGAATATGAAAAAGTTTTTCCAGACGTCAGACTGGCAGCGGACTCTAAGGCGGCAGGCCGTTGGGAGTCTAATCATGGAGGCGAGTATTTTGCTGCTGGTGTTGGTGGCGCTATTACTGGTAGGGGTGCTGATCTTCTCATTATTGACGACCCTCACTCCGAACAAGATGCTCTTAGCCCTTCTGTGCTTGAGTCTCATTATGAATGGTATACTTCTGGTCCTCGTCAGCGTCTTCAACCGGGTGGAGCTATAGTACTAGTCATGACGCGTTGGTCAGTGAAAGATCTCACTGGCAAGCTGCTCGAGGCCCAAGGCAAGGATGAGATGTCGGACGAGTGGGAGATTGTGGAGTTTCCTGCTGTCATAAACGAAAAACCCATGTGGGGAAATTTTTGGTCCATGAACGGACTGATGGGAGTAAAGGCTTCCATACCACTTACAAAATGGCAGGCGCAATGGATGCAGTCACCAACCTCCGAGGAAGGTG